TTGAGACAAATGGAACTTTGGTTCCACCTGTAAATATAGACTGGATTACGTGTTCCCCAAAAGAGGGCGGTAAAACAGTCGTGATCAACCCTAATGAACTGAAGGTAGTCTATACCGGACAGGATATGTCGCAATATGATAAATATTCAGCGGGAGTATATTATTTGCAGCCTTGTTCCGGCCGGAATACGAAGGAAGTTATTAACTATATTAAAGAGCATCCGAAATGGAAGTTAAGTTTACAAACACACAAGATATTGAATGTGCGATAAGGACGATCCTTTCTTTTATAGGCGAGGATCCTTGTCGGGAGGGCTTGAAGGGAACGCCGGATCGTATCATAAGAATGTGGAGAGAGATTTTTCGTGGATATGATCTGTCACAAGTGCCTAAAATAACGGTCTTCCCAAATGGCGTGGATGGCCTTTCTTGTGATAGTGTTATCGCGGATTCAGGTGGATTTTATTCAATGTGTGAACATCATATGATGCCTTTCTTTGGGAAGTATTGGTTTGCTTATATACCCAATCCGAAAGGTAAGATACTGGGCATATCGAAAGTTGGTCGTGTCGTTGATTATTGTGCAGCACGGTTACAGGTACAAGAGCGATTGGCAAAGGATATTATTGTGATGATCCAAGAAGCGTTAGGTTCGGAATATCCACCTTTAGCGATGGGTATCGTATTGGAAGGGGAACACTTGTGTAAGTCGATGCGTGGTGTAAAGAAAAAAGGTAAAATGCGTTCTTCTTTCTATTTTGATAATGGAAGTTTACCTGAATTGAGGGCAGAATTGTCCCGATTCGTTAGTTTTGGTTAATTATGACAGAGAAGAATGAAGTAAAAAAGAAAAGTAGGGGGCGTAAATCTGAATATAGAGAAGAGTATGCGGAACAGGCTCTAAAACTTTGTCTGTTAGGTGCAACGGATAAAGAGATCGCTGAGTTCTTCTCTGTCTCAGAACAAACGTTGAACAGCTGGAAAAAGAAGTTTCCTCAATTTCTTGAGTCCTTAAAAAAGGGAAAGGCTGTGGCGGATGCGAATGTCGCTTCGAGACTTTACAGCCGTGCGATTGGCTACGATGCCAAGGCTACGAAGTTCGCTACCAATGAGGGCCGGATTACGGATAAAGTAGAGTATATCGAGCATTATCCTCCGGATACGACAGCCGCTATTTTTTGGTTGAAGAACCGGCAGCCGGCTAAGTGGCGTGATAAGAAAGAGGTCGAGAACCTTGTTAAGCTGGGGGATGAATTGGAATCGATGTCGGATGAAGAACTAGCAGCAATTATCCGTGGCGAAAAAGAGTAAGAGAGAAATATTGATTAGGCAGGCAAAGGCGGCGACCATATTGCGCAAACGGGAGGCTCGGAATGATTTCTGGGCCTATTGTTTATATCATGACCCTAAGTTCTTTGCTAAGCGTCTGTTCTTAAAGAAGGTGGCAGATGCTTTCACCCGGGTGTACGAATCGTATCTGTCGGGTGTGATCCGCCGGCTGGCCGTCTCCATGCCGCCACGTGCCGGGAAGTCTTATATATCATCCTTGTTCATTTCGTGGATGCTTGGCCACTTCCCGGAAGAGTCGGTCATGCGCAACTGCTGTTCCGATACGCTGTATAACAAGCTGTCTTACGACACGCGCGACATCGTCCGTTCTTCCCGGTTTAAGGAAATCTTCCCAGATATACAATTGCGTGGTGATAAACAGAACGTGCATGGCTGGAGCTTGGAAGCTGCCCGGCAGGTGAGTTACTTCGGGGCTGGTGTAGGCGGTACGGTGATCGGCTTCGGTGCTTCTATGTTGGCTATGACGGACGACTTGTATAAGAGTTTAGAAGATGCACTATCTGACACCAATAACGAAAAGGTCTGGTCATGGAAGCAGGGAACACATGATTCCCGTATCGAAGGGAATTGTTGCTCAATCGATATCGGTACCCGCTGGTCTGCCACTGACGTGCTCGGCCGTATGGAAAGTATGACGAGATCATTCGTATCGCCGCCTTGGATGAGAACGACCGTTCTTTTTGTGAGGAGGTACATACTACAGAGTATTACCATGAACTACGAGAGGAAACGGACGATTCCATCTGGTGTGCCGAATATATGCAGGAACCGATCGAGGCAATCGGGTTGTTGTTCCCTAAATCGGAGCTTAACCGATTTAAATTGGCTGATATTGAGGGCAAGCAACCGGACGGTGTTATCGGAGCTACCGATGTGGCTGACGAGGGAGACGATGATTTCTGTGCTCCGATTGCCAAGGTATTCGGTACGAAGTATTTCATTACCGATGTGCTGTTTACGAAAGATAATGTCGAGATCACCGAACCGAAGTTGGTTTCCTTGATCCTTGATACTCGTTGCGACAATATGCGTATCGAGAGTAACAACGGTGGTCGCATATTCGCTCTCAATGTTCGTAAGGCGGTAAAGGCAAAGAACGAGAAATGTATCATTCAGGCGAAACCGACAACTGCCAATAAGGAAACCCGCATCTTGCTGAAATCAGGTTGGATCAAGAAACATTGTTATTTCTTGGCAGAAGGCGAGTATAAGAAAGGTTCGGATTACGACCGGTTTATGAAAGCATTGACCAGCTATAAGAAAGAGGGAGGCAACAAGCATGACGATGCACCTGACGGTATGACGATACTTGCGGAGAATGTAGAGTTTATCGGGTTGTGTCAAAATAATAGGACTAGACAGGTTGCAAGAGCTAGATAAATACTATTTTTGTGAAAATAATAAAAGAGACATGAGTGGAGATATATTATATAAATACAGAGTTTTGTATGGAAAAAATGGTTCGTTGAATGAATTTACTAAAAGACTATTATTTGATGGTCAAATTTATCTATCAGCTTTTGAAAGCTTGAATGATCCATTTGAAGGACAAATTGTTCCGCAATATAAGGGTATCACTAAAGAAAAAGTACTGAATTTGTATCCATGCTTAAAAGATATGCCAGATTTTAATGATATTGATTGGCAAAGTGAGTCTGTAACATCTTATATTCGGGAATTTTTTACTCCCAAGATAAAAGAGGATTTAAAAAAATACGGTGTCTTTTGTGCATCTTCTGATTGTAATAATGATTTATTGTGGGCTCATTATGCTGATTCTCATAAAGGGGTATGTATTGGATTTGATGCTAAAAAGTTAGAGGAAATATCGGGGTATAAAATACTACCTGTTTGTCCTCAGGATAAAAGACCAGAAGTTGAATTTTCTAACAATGGGTCTCATTATGATGAGTATATAGTGAAAATGTTGACTACGAAATCAAGCGCTTGGGAGTATGAACATGAATATAGGATGATTGCATTTAATCCCCCTAAACGAGATATATATTGTTTTGATGCTATAAAAGAAATTTATTTAGGTTGTCGAATTGAAAAAAACAAAGACTTTAATAAAGAAGATTTTGTGAGAAATTTAAAAGAAGTTCATCCTTATTGTGAGATAAAAGAGATGAGAATGAATATTGATACTCTAAAAATAGAAAGTTGCCCACTTATTAAGTAAATAATTATTTGGCATATATTTTATTAAAAAAGTATATGCCAAGTATAAACGACATCCTTGCAAATGAAGATTTTGGGCAGGTAGTTAGTACGCTATGTGTCGATACGATAGAATACCGGGAACCAAGGGAATATTACAGAGAATATCACGGTGAGCGCCGTCGGCGTAAAACCTCTGTCGGCTGGCGTGAACCGAAACGGCTGGCAGTCTATTCGGAGACATTGAAGGATAAGAATGGGGAACCGTTACGGTTGGAAGACAAGATTGTCGATGTGGCACGTATCGTTACCAACTTCCCGAAAAAGGAGGTGCGTACCTCTGTCGCCTTCTTGTTTGGCGGGCAAATGACGATTACGGGAACAGATCAGAACGATGGTTTCCAAGAGTTCAAACGTGTATGGGAACGCCGATTGAAAATGCAATCCGTCTTGAAGTCGTTCGCCCGTAAGGTGCTTTCTGAAAGTAAGGCTGCTCTTGTATTCTATCCGTATACTTCCAAAGGATTAGACGGCAAATTGATTACGGAATTGAAGGTTAAGACGCTTTCTGTTCCTCGTAATGAAAATACTTTCTCTGAATTTTATCCCCACTTCGATGATAACGACGATATGGATGCCTTTATCCATCGTTACCAAGTGAACTCTAATGGTATGATCCGGAACAGCTGTACAATTTGGACAGCAGATAAGATTATTACGGCTATCGATGAAATGGGTGGCTGGGTAATAAAAGAGGTTCCCAATCTATTCGGAAAGATTCCGGTCGTGTATGCAGATGTTTTCCAACCGGAATGGGACGAGGTTGCCGGTATCATGGATGCGCGGGAAATGCGTTTATCCCGTATGGCCGACACTAACGACTACTTTGCGGAACCAATCTTGAAAACGTATGGCGATTCCGATTTACCTTCTAAGGAAACAACCGGGAAAGACCTTAATTTCCCCATTAAGGTCGATGAAGTATCCGGCAAGGAGTATCATGGAGATGCGGACTATCTGACATGGACTGGCTCCCAGCCATCTGTAGATAAAGAATTGGAAGAAACGAAAAACGAACAATTTGCTGGTACATCTACGCCGGATCTTTCTTTTGATAACTTGAAAGGCATTGGCAACCTGTCCGGTGTCGCTCGTAAATTCATGCTGATGGATGCAACTATCAAGGCGAGTGAGAACATGGAAATATTCGGTCCGGTGGTTCAGCGTTGCGTGTCGGTCGTGTTGGCTGGGATATGCAATATTACCAACATCAAGTACCGTCCTCAATTGGTGAACAACCTGATCGATGTGGAATTTGGTTCCATTTTGCCGGAAGATCTGTCCGAGACATTGCAAACTCTGTCCCTTGCCAATGGAGGTAAACCGATCAACGCCCAACGCACGGTTACGGCTCATTCTCCGCTAACAGAAGACTTGGACGAAGAAATGAAGCTGATGGAGGAAGAGGAAGATACAGCAGCGCAACGCAATAATATGATCGGCTTAACAATGGGATATGGAGAATGAAAGAACTATCATTTCATGAGCGACAATTCCTGCAATGTCTGTTCCGGCAACAAGGCAGCATAAAGTATTCGTTTGACGAGTTTGTCCGTAGGATAGGACCTCTTTTGGCTAAATGGTCGGATCATGGAGGTGACCGTGTATGGATAGGCAACGCTACCATAGAGAAGCAAATCGAACGTCTGTTGGATGACCTGCATACGCAGCTCGTAAGCAATATATCCAATACGGCTACCGAAGTCTGGAATTTAGGCAATAGGAAAGCGGATGAACTGGTAACGGGCTATATCAAGGATATGGCTATATCCACTACGCTAAGGGAAAAGTTGTTTTCCCGGAATGGCGATGCGCTGAATACCCTATTGAAGCGTAAAGATGAATTTGGCAAAACTATATCCTCCCGTGTTTGGGATATAACGGACGGAGCTATGGATAATCTGGAGTATTATCTTTCTTCGGGTTTGTCCTCCGGTCGTCCGGCAGCGTTGATCAGCCAAGATATACGGCAATTACTAAACGAACCCAACCGTCGTTTCCGCCGTGTAAGGGATGCGAATGGCAAATTGGTCCCATCCCAACCGATGAAAGATTATCATCCGGGGCAGGGTGTTTATCGCTCGTCTTATAAAAATGCTCTTCGCTTGGCTGCGACGAAAACAAATAAAGCGTTTCGTACTGCCGACTACGAGCGTTGGCAGAATATGGATTTTGTGACTGGTATAGAGGTGGAGCGTTCGCCGACGAATCACGGGCCGTGTCCTGTGTGTGATGCCAAGGCTGGCAAATATCCGAAAGATTTCAAGTTTACCGGATGGCATCCGCACTGTATATGTGTGGCTACACCGATTATGATGGATCATGAGGAGTTCGCTGAATGGTTGCTTCATTAAAGAAAATGAGGGCAACGGGGATTCTGTAGTAAAGTGGCAGTTTACAGAA